GAGTGACCTGAGAAACATCTTACTGGTCTTGAAAAGAAAAAGATTTCTGAAACCCTTGGCTCAAATCCTACTTCATTAAAATATGGAGACTGAAGCAGAAGGTTTTTCAAAGGCTCGAAGAAAACTCTTTGCGCTTGCTGTGCGTTTACGGCAAGGTTTAGAAGATCTATATATACTCCATGCGCTTTACCGAAATAATTAAGAGGATCCCTTAAACAATGGAGTAGGTACGCTGTATAAGCGATTGAAATTCTTGAACAATGATCTTTTCCTGAACCCTTGCCCAACATGCATATAACTTCATTATCAGTATATTTTTGATAATACTCGCGCCCTTCTTTCTCCCCGTGTATAGCGATTAGAGTCTTTTCTTTAAATATCTGTGTACTATGCTTTACTATTTCTTCTTGTATTGGAGAAAGCGGAGGTAATCCTAAATATTTTTTATCCTGTACAAACACCTGAATTGGCACAGGTGTTTCAACAAGATCATCTTGACGCAAAAGACGATCAAAGTCATTAAAATCTAAATTTAGTCCAACAAAATCTGACATAATACGCTAATCTATTATACACTATGAAATCTTACCCGGTAGAAATATTACACCTGTGTAATTTTACAAAATTGAAATCTTACACTCACGTAATTTTACAAAACCAGCGAGGCTTCAAACAAGCAATTTACACCTTTATGTGAGCTTTTTTCCGTCTCTTTATGTGAACTTTTTTCCGTCTCTTTAGTCGGAGCTTTCTGTATCCATAATCTCAAAAGCAATTTCTAATTCCCTGCGAACCTCTTCTGCAATTTGAGGATGTTTGGAAATTACATCTCTCAAAATCTTAGAAAGGATTTGGTTTACATTTTCAGCTTTCTGCATTCTAGAAATATATTGAGCATCAGCCTGATTGCCGCCCATAAGTTTATGCAGTTGAGCCTTCTTCGTAGCAACTTCTGCGGCTAATTTAATGGCTTGAATTCTTGCCGGAACCATCCCGTGGTCTGTAGCAATATTAATGGTTTCCCAAGCTTCTTTACTTAATTGATCAAATTCTTGCAATGCCTTTATAGTATTAAATTGAATTTTTTCAAGAAAATAAGGATCAAGTTCGGCCTGCCTATTCAATATTTTTTTGTATTCAGAAATCATATCTTTTGTACGCTCAATTGGAGCATTAACAAGAGAACTTATTTCGTGTACTGAATAACCTTTTACGTGCAGCAACCCAACCTGCTCTATTTCAGCCAACTCGTCAAGAATTGTTCTTTCTACTGGCTCAACTTCACGACCTATTACTGGTTCAATGTCTGACATTTATTCCTCTTCTTTTGGAAATCTTAGCTCCAGCTTAACCGCTTTTGCTTCATTATGCAGCCTGTCATATTCATAGCCATGCATTTTTGTATATTGAACTCGGTAATTAAACCAGCCCTGCACAGCTTTCCAGAATTTGGGATCAGTGCTTTTTTCCATTTCAATTAATTCCTCAGTTGTCAAAAGAAAACTCAACACACCTAATGGCATATAAACCACCATGTCATACCCCTCTTCTTTATCAGATGTATATTCTTTTAAAAAGTCCTGAAAGGATCGGATGACTCTCTTTACTCCATCACCAGCAAAATAGTCAATGTTGCCGTGAGCATTTCTAATCCTAGGGCAATAATCATCAACGTGAGTTATTGTTCCAAAAGTTCTACACACCATAGGTCTATAGCCATATATTGTGCATCCGCCTTTATAGAAAGCACAGTGTCTTTTCGTAACCCCGCCGATTTCCCAGTCTTCATCATGCATTGCTTCTTTTAAAGATGTGACAACATTTTCCATCCATTCATCAGCAGCGGCCTGGCCCTTGTCTTCAAGAGTCAGATAGTATTGTTGTCTTAATTTAAAAGCAATATTTGCACACTCTGCCATATGAATATTTAATCCAATTCTGCAGCAGTTACCAGACCCCAAACATTTATATTGTGTTGCATTTTGTTTTGCTTCAATTACTCTGACTTGATTATAAATCATATCAAGGTTGGCAAAACTTGTAATATCTTTAACACTTACACTTCTTCTCATCTTCCTCTAATTTCCTTTTTTCTTTGCCTTACCCTTTTTTGAATTTCTCTTTTTCTTTGATTAGCAGCCTTTTGAGCTTCCGACTGAGGCCTTCTCATACTAGTTGCAGAAAGATTTCTTCCTTTTCCGCGAAACTTAAGAAGATCGTATTTTTTAACCCAGTTGTAAACAGCCTGAGGAGTAACTTCAATACTATAAGTATTTTTTAAATGCTTACAAATATCTGTCAGATTCATCCTTTTCTTAACATACATTTCATAGAGAAATCCTTTATCTTTATATGGTTCACTTTGCATTTGATTCCTCCAAAAGTTTCTTACAATACCACAGCCCAATACCCGCAGCATCTATAATATCATCATCTTCAAGATATTCAGGCAGTTCGTCAAAGTAATTTTTAACAATTTCCTGCACCCGGCGTTTTCTTTCCTTTTTTAATTTTATTGCCAAAGATCCTTTTTCGCCGTTGTTTGCAAAAATTTCTTGTTCTTTTTTATTTAAATTCTTATAGCCAATTCCAGATTTCCAAACAAGTGGGTTTACATCTGTAACTTGACAGCCAAAATTATTCAACACACCCCACGAATACCCTATGATGTAAGAAATAATTCTACTTGTTTCAAAATTTTGAACATAAATTGACTGCTCAATAATTCCAATCTTGGGTTTGTATTTTGTGTAAATACTTTTTAATTCTTTATCAATTACTGAAAATTTTGCGGAAGCACCTTTATGGTCTTTATAGTTAATCTTTCCACATGCAAAAATAGATGCTTTAGATGATTTTATATCATAAATAACCCAAGCCAATGAATGCGAGGCTGGATCAATTGCAACTATTCTACAATTTTTCACAGAAGATACCAATTTCCCAAGCGTCATGTGTCTTCACCCCTAGCCTGTTTTTCAGACCAGCCCCACGACATAAGACGCTTAATATATCTTTCTCTTTTACAACTTTCACAAATTTTTTCTTTATTGTAGCGAGAAAGAATTGTATTGCAATTTGGAGTTTTACATATTCTTTTTTTATTTTTATTATTCTTTTTCTCGTAATAATTTGCAAGCAGATTTTTATTGGTAACAACTCGTCTACACTCCGGAGAGCAATAGACGGCGTTGTAAACTTTTGCAATAAAGACCTTACCACATTCCGAATTAGAACATTTCTTCTTTTCTCTCTTGTACATTCTCCGACCAACATAAAGCAGCCAAATCGCAAGAACTACAGTTGGCTGATGTTCTCTTATATGGCCGCTCAGGTATCTGATTATTCAGATAATTGTTATAAAACTCTGTATATTTTTTAAAAAGTTTGTCAATAAATTTGTTATCTTTTTCAATAAAAATCGGTAAAATCTCTTGATTATTTTTATTTTCGTATATTACATATCCAGAATCAAGATCTAAACATTTCATATAGATCTGAGCCTGTCTGTAGTGCTCATCTTTTGGTTTATTGTAAAGTTTTCTATAGTGAAAGCCTTCGGAGCTAATTGATTTTAATTCAATAAGTTTACGACCGCCCCAATCTATAATACCATCAGCAGTACCTTCAATTGGAGGTGTACCCCATTTTACTGGAATTTCTTCTTCCAAAAGGATGCCCATTTCTCTAAAATAACTGTAGAGCCTATTGTGAACGGAATGTCCATTGTCAAAAATTCTATAGGTTTGAGGGCTAAACGATGACTTCATTTGAACGCCATTAAATAAATAATACCAATATCTAGAACATTGATTGGTATAACTTGGATGAAACCCACTTACTTGCTTAAATATTGGGGCGTTTCTCTTCTCCAAGTGCTCATCAATGCCTTCGATCAGGCTTTTTCTAATTTCAACCTGAACTTCTTTTACAATATCTTCTTTTTTTTCACGTAGTTTACTTAGTGATTTCATTAGTTATTAGCTCCTTTTGCAGCTAGTTTTAGCGCGTTAATATTCTCTGTTAGTGCTTCATACATGGTTTTCCATATATCATTTACAAATTTGTCTTGTTCAGACATCATTGTAGACTTTCTCTTATACATTTGAGATTTAACAATCATCAAAGTTCTATAACCGGCCAAAACATTGGCATACTTAATTGCTTGGAAGCCAACATAATGATCTGGATTCTCAATAATGTCTTCTACTATTCTTAGACACTCAATAAACTCATCAGCTTTGTCACCCATATGACTGGCAAGAATTTCTCTATTAATTAAAATATCTGGCATTTTCTCCCTTTCTACCGCTGTTATAATCAGATTTCATAAGATCTTCTGGCATAACAACTGCTTTTTTGGTTTTATAAGATTGTAGCCCAACGAGCCAGTTCGCAATGTACACCCCAAAGTATACACCATCATCCCAGTTTAAAGTCACACCAAATGCAACCCATCCAGACAACTTGTCTATAAAAAATTTAAATCGCATAAATTTTTTCACCAATCCACTTTGCAACTGGGGAGGCTACTGCATTACCACACATCTTATACCTATTTGTGTCTGCAATTTTTTTACCATTATCTGCATGCCCCGTGTGATTATCTGGGAAACCCATAAGTCTTTCACATTCAATTGGGGTCAATCTCCTTAAAACTAATTCTGGGGTCATAACACCGTGTTGCGAAATTGTATCAAGGGTATATGATGGGTCATTCTCATCACCAAATCCTTTTCCTTGTGGGCCGGCACTATCGGATCTACCAATTATTGTACCTTGAATTGGAATTGCAACATGATCTCCGGAATCAATACCAACCCTAAGCGTTCTATAAATGTCCTCAGAAACTGCATCATTATAAGCATCATACGCAAAGACAGGCACGCCGACAGCAATTCCATTTTGACCATACAAAGTTTGAGCAACATTTTCAGAAGAAATCGGAACTTGTTTAGCATGAAATGATATTGGCAACGCTTCTTGTTCGGATTGCGAAATAATCACTGTTGCCCTGCTTTCCCCAGTGTTGTCAAAAGCATTAAGTGTTGGAGTGACATCACCATTTGACCATGTTTCAAAATCATTTTCATTTTGCGCCCTTTTGACTTTAACAAACGGCTCTAAAATTACATTCCTTTCTGGTCTTTTATAATCAGTAGCGTTAAGAGTCACTCCTCCTTCTGACCATCTGTGGTGTCCTGTTTGTCCATACAAGACAGGCGAATCAGGGCTTTCTCCAGAGCCTGTGGCAGAACGTTTCCTTTTCTTCCTGCTCTTTTTAATATCCCCCTTGCTGTCTTCGGGGACAGGTAATATTTTTTGTCCACATCTTGCAGCGGTTGCAGAATCGTAGCAAGCAAGCACAAAGACTCTTCTTCTGCGCTGGGCGACTCCGAACCATTGTGCATCCAAGATGTGCCATTCAAGGACCAATGCCCCGATGTTTGCCATTTCATCGAGGACTTTTGCGAAGTCTCTCCCATTATTGCTTGTGATGGCCCCTGGGACATTTTCCCAGATTGACCATTTTGGAAATTGATTTCCAGTTGCATATCTCATCTCCTTTATAATCCGAATAGCTTCATAAAATAAACTAGATCTTGAGCCATCAAGTCCACTATACTTGCCAGCAATAGACAAATCTTGACATGGTGACCCAAAAGTAATGCAATCAACTGGGGCTAGATCAGCCCCATTAACATCTCTTACATCTAAATATTTGGGAATATCAGGCCAATGGACTTTAAGAACCGATTGACAATGCTTTTCCCACTCAACTTGCCACTCGCATTTCCAATTTGCCTGCTCCATCCCTAAATCAAAACCACCAACTCCAGCAAATAGCGAACCAAATGTTTTACTCATAATCTGATCCTTCTATTAATTCTCTGAACACTTCCCACTCCACTATAGCAACCTTCGTGTCGGAATGTTCGCCAAATACAACAGAAATGCAAGGATAACGATAATTTGAATTCCAAGCGTTTTTCCGGTGCTCAAGCCAATTCTCAAGAGTCAGAGTGAATGACTTACCATTGTGCTTATAATCAACAAGAAACTTGTGCAGGGTTGCATCGCCTTTTTTAATACCACGACCAGAGTTCTTTACACCTTTGGCTTTATCTTTCTTGATTTCTTCCTTTTCGGTGCGTTTCAACGCTTATCTCCAGACCCCTGAATGACGCCACGATTGTTGCGATCTTCAAGTTTCCGAAGGTTTCTTATAGCGACTTCCCCAAGAGAAGCATTTAACTCTGTTGCAAGCATAGCGCAGTACCACAAGACATCGCCAAGTTCATCCAGAATCTGGTCTTTTCTATCATGTGTTAATTCCATAGTGTCATCACGGATCATCTTCTTGACTTTACCGGCAACCTCTCCAGCCTCAGATGCCAATCCAAGGGCAGTATAAATGACCCCAAGCGTGGGGTTGTTTGGATACTTTGCAGTCTTACCAGCTCTAAACTGATAGTTAGAAAATTCCATGTCATTCTCCATTCATAATCACCTTTTGAATCGCCTGCTTTTGCTTTTCAGTAAGTTCAATTGATGTTAATCCATTCCACTTATTATCTTCATAAGTATACCATGCACCTTTTCTTTGGATAATATCCATTTCAATGGCGAGATCAATCAATTCTCTGTCCATATCAATCCTGCCAAGCTGAGGGAGCACATAATAGTAGCCAGCAGTTCCGATGCTTGGTGTCTGTTTGGACTTTTCAATTGTCCAAGTTGCTTTCTGACTTGTAATCAGATTACTATCGTCTCTTTCCATTTCGTTCTTTGACATGGACAAGAACAGCTTAACAATGTTGTGCATATTGTGGTGAACCGTATTGCCCATCTTGCCTTTTGTGACAGCAAACATACCGCTAAGATCAACTGTTTGGTGAGCAACAAAGAGCATGATATTCTTCTCTTTGTGTAGGTAATTTACCAGCTTCTGCAAAAAGAAGCCTTGTGAGCGAGCTTGAAGACCCATTGCCTTTCCGCCCTCTGGCTTGTCATAAAACTCTTCTTTAATAATATTTGAAATACTATCAAACAAGAAGATATGTTTTTCTTCTGGATGGGTGACGAACTCGTGAATATTCTTTAGAATATCCTCTACAACGGTAGACTGAATGACAACGATATCGTCAACATCAATCCCGCACTTGATTGCATATTCATCGTTATAAGATGATTCTGAGTCAATGATCACCGGTCGGTATCCCATCTTCTGAGCCTCAGCAATGATTCTAAAACACATCGTTGTTTTGCCTACCGATGGAGTACCCCAGAACAAATGACTTGCCCCGGTATGCAATCCTCCACCCAATGCTCTGTTTAATCCAATGCTTGGGGTCGGGATGACCTCATGCACTGGCATTTTATCGCCTTTGCGCTTATCTACAATCAACATATAATCTTCTTTCTGTAAAATTTAAACAATTTTATCACACTCTAAATCGTGCCGAGCCATTCAAGAACTTTTTTTGCATCATTTTCAAAACTTACTGAACGCTGAAATGATTTATGAGCATTCAATGAATACTCATCAAGAAGTTCTTCGCTCTCAGCAATCTTTTTAATTTTATCTACGGCATCAGAAATTGACATCTTATCCAAATCTATACAATTATCATCTGCAAATAACTCCTCAGCTAATTGATTTTTATAAAAACTACTGCGAATAATTGGTGCTCTACCGCATGCATACGCATTATAAATTACATGACCATACCCATCACCGCCAAACTTAACATGAAATATAAAATCACTAGAGTGCATTGATTGTGCCAAATTATGAGGGCCGGCAAAGTTGCCATCACGACATTGACCACCATAAGATCTAAGTTGGAAATCTGGAAGCATTGATTCTAGTGTGCAAAAATCATCCCAGCCCTGTCTTGTATGTTGCAATATATTAATATAACTATTTATTAGATTAGCCCTATAATTCTTTTTGTATGAAAAAATATCCGTATCAAATTCTTGATGGTAATAAATTGCATTGAAGTCTTGAGAATTCATTGGCTTTACAGATGCCATCACATTATATCCACGAAGTATTTCCGGATTCCAATTGTTACCTATTTGCACAATAAGTTTAGCACTGGGGTGATACTTAGTTATCAACTCCTTGAATATTGGAATATGCTGAGGAATTGATGCAATCAAGAATTCAAACTTCATTTCCTTAAAAGCATCAAATATAATTGCTTTATGAGTTGAAGCATGACCCGGATCATAGACATGATATATACCGCTATCATTTTGATTTGAAACAATATTTAAAGGCGGTGTTAAATCTGCTAACTGAGTACACTCAATGTCCAAGAATTGCCTAGCGGTATCATACTGATCATTTATAGCCCAATATCCATTCTTAAACCATTCCATACCGATAGGTCTATAAACCGACATACCAAGTCTTTTTTCAAATAAAAGAACAAGAGATCTCAGTAAAGAATTATGATGAAAATCAGCAAATATCATTTCTGAAAATATGCTAAACCAATAGTTGATTTGTCAGCAATTTTGCCATAATATTTTTCTGAAACATCTTCAAACTCATCTCCAATTAAATCATTAAATTCTTGATAAATGTCAAAAGATGAATAGACTGGATGGAGTTCGGCGGCAATTCTTTGAATTTTTGCAAGAGATTCCCTACTAATACTGCTAAAAGCTGTCCATTCAGCGCCTTCGCAATCAATTTTCAAAAAGTCAACATGATCCACATCTTTGAGAATCTCATCAATCGTAATTGTTTCAACTAAAATTTCACGACCATCACTCCAAAGACCAGTGCCTGTCCACTTTTCAAGGTCAACTGTATTTCCAATAAAACGATGATGGCGACCAGATTCAGTATTTTCATTCCCGTATCGCAAAACAACTTGGACATTATTAACAGAGCCAATTGCTTTCTGGTGTAATTTTAGCCGACCATCAAATGAATTAGCAACAGCATTTTTTGTAATCATTGCTGCATTCTCTGGCATGGGTTCAACAGTGATCACTTTGTAGCCAAGACTGAGCAGACCGATAGTGCATCCACCAATATGACCTCCGATATCAACCGCAATCTTTTTACTGCTGTCTGGTTGTGCCAAATTTGCCAAACGATATTCATCATCAACCAAACATGAATACAGTGTGTTCCAATCGTTAGTACCTTCTCTATTAAAAGTATCTACTTCAGAACCCCATGCGGTTTTGAACTTATATGAATTAAGTTGCATTTAGAAACTCCTCCCATTGTTTTGTAATTTTCTCTTTTGAGAACTCTTGAAGCGCAAGCTGTCTTTGTCTATTGCTGATATCTAATGCGTATGCGCTGTCATCCATAAGCCTTTGTACGCTGGCTTTCATCTCATCAACACTACCGCAAACGATACCGTCAACGCTTCTTAATAAATCTTCAACTTCGTAGAAGTCAAAATCATAAATAATATTTGCAAGCTGTTTATTAATTGCAACAATTGGTAGACCTATCATAAGTGCCTCAATAAATGAAAGCGTATAAGATGCAGGTGCTGTACCACCATAGATTAGCGCCTTTGATTCCTGCATTCTAGCAATTTGACTTTCATAACTAATTGATCCGCCATTATATTTACCTAGATCATCATTCCCCGGACCATAAACTGTTCCATTGAAATAAGAAATGATGTCAATAATTTCGTCATAATGGCAATGACTTCTTCTCCCCTTGAGACTCTGGGCGAATGTAACGATGTTGTTGGTTGAGCCATTCCAGTCCTTGAGGTGATTTTCATCTTTATAAAAACGAATCAGTGAATCTTCACCAATGTATGTGGAGATATTTCTTTCTTTTGGTGAATATCTCATAATCTTCATACCGTCTTGGCGGTATGGGAGCAGCATATTTTCTACATCTGTTGTAGATTGACCAATTGTCCTCCAGATAATCTTTTTGTGTTTGATCCTTTCCCAGTTCTCAACAATCACATTTGGTGAATGCATAACAAGAATTACATCAAATGGCTCAATAAGTTCTGATGGAAGATTGGTTTTAGCAGAATTGCTTGCAATTACTGCTAAATCTTCATAATATTTAGCACCTTCAATTGCCGGTCTAGGGTGCGTTATATGCCCTTTTGGATCAAGATAAGCACCATTAGAGAATACTTCATGCCCCATATCAGTTAACAACTGCACTTCGTCGTATTCAAGAATTGAGTGGCAACTAATATAATGTATTTTCATTTGATCTCCTCAAGAATCTCCCACATTCTTTTAACATACTTTTGTGAAACTTTTTCCCATGTCATATTCTCATTAATCCATAATGCATTCTGGTATGTCTTTTCAGACACAGTTTCATAATTTTCAACGACATACTTCATTTTATCACACAGATCATCAAAGTTTGGCTTAGCCCACTGCCCCGCTCCTGAGTAGCGACCAAATTGCGTTTCAGTATCCCAATCAAAATCAAGCGGAACCGACATATCGGCAAATTCTGTGCATGCTAATACATTTGTGCAAATCGTTGGTATGCCTTTTGCAATTCCCTGAAAAGGAAGATTGCCCCAGCCTTCACCACTCGTTGGAAAAAGAACACAGTCTGCTTGATCGTATAGTTTGGCAAAATCAGCATGAGAGTATTCATTATCAATCACAGTAATTCTAGGGTGCTGAATCGGTCCTTTCATGTCACCAAAATACATTCTTGCATCCGGCGGCCCATTTGATTTATAAATTAGCCTATAATCTTCATTATTGCCAAAAACTTTTAAGAATGCATTTACAGACAGTTGCGAGTTTTTCCTAGTAGATGGCGAACCGACTGACAGGAATGTAAATTGACGATGAGGTGTTCGCTTGACTGGGAAATACAATTTAGGATCAACACCTAGCTTAAACTCATGGACTGGCTTTGTTATCCCAGAATTAATAAATACTTCCTGCATTGCTTTGGAGCATGTCCATATCTCATTCATCTGATTGCAGTCACGAACCCAATCTGCTGGCAACTTGTTAGTTTCCCAAAAAGTAAATCCAACAGAATAGATTGAAGATTTTACAAATGTTTCAGGGATGGAATGATTAACGACTACTTCATTTACAAAATCATTTTTTTCAAAGTAACCCAAATTAATCCCCATCTGAATTCTTCCAATCTCATGGGGCAATGTTGGCTTACTACGCCTAATTGGTAGCCCGCTTGTGCCTATAAATTCGTACAAACAATCTGGGGTATAGCCATACCCCTCGCTGAATTTAGGTAATTGATTATCCGACCAAACAATCATGCCTTAACTAAGTTCTTCCTCTTTATAAAATCATTGACAGTAATCAATCCATCGCCAGACGACAATTTATAAGAATCAATTTGAACTAATGGATTTTTCTCATCAATCTTGTCAATTTTAGCAGCAAACCATTGCTCGCTTTTCAGAATTGGCTTTATTTTTTTAACACTGCAGCAAACACAACAATCTTGAACATACTTTTCCCATCCCAGCAATAGATATTGCACATCTCAAAACCTTTGGCGGTTTTAAATATTCTGAGATTGAAAATGTACAGAAGTGTTTTTTCATCCTCTACACCGCCAAGACCATGATTGTATAGCCATGCATATTCGTGATCTTT